AGATCTCATCTGGTGTCCACCCTCTTCTCCTCATGGCGTGATAAGACATACACAGTGTTGCGTGGTATACATCATACATCTCATCACCGAACTCATTATATTGGTTGCCATCCAAAATATCTAGCTGAGGGACTATTGTTCTATACACAATAGAATCAATAGCCCTCATAGATTCCTCAAATTCAATTGTCATCAAGCAATACTCATAGCAATATGATAAACAGCACCTTTATCCTCGTTGACCCATTTTGATAGACCTGCCTTACTCACATCAATATTATATGTTCCTGAGATGACCTTAACATACTGAGCCTTAACACTTGCAGCAAACGTATCGCCGCTATAATCACCAAGTTCAGTGGTGAATGAGTTTGATCCAGGAGTCTTCACATCAGAGGTCTCCATAACCACCTTACCATTATCACCCTTAATGACAATATCATCAACGGCTAGTACGCTGGAAGCCTTCAAAAGGGTCTCAATAGCAGTGGCCGTCAGCTCAAAAGATACATCAACAGACGGAATATTAATCTCTTTGTCTGGAGGTGTCATCACAATGGTAGGATCAGTGTAGTAATACTGGCACTTATTAGCACCTTCAGAGAATGTGATAGACTTCTCACCGAATTCTAGATCGGGATCATTGAATAGGGAGAACACTCCTAGGAAGCTATTCAGATCGTAAATAGCACAGGTCATAGGGAAAGTCTCTTCAATATCAATATCGGCCAGAATATTCTTCTCAATGGCGATGGTTCGAAGTTTAGACTTATCGCCTCTAAAGACGATAGACGGATTAATTGATGCGACATTCTTCAATTTATCGCGGGTAACAGCAGATAACTTCATTATATATTCCTCATAGTTAATGTATTGTTTAATTATATCAAATTATGTTCTGGTTGTGAACACCTCACATAAAAGTCTCACTCATCTTACTGAACTGACCATCCTTATATATTGACAGCACTCTATTAAACTTATCCTGCAAATTAGGTTTATGTGAGATGATGAACACCTTCGACTTATCAAACTCACGGATGATGTTTAGAAAGTTTTCCACTCCAAGGTCATCTAGACTTTTATCCATCACCTCGTCCATAACAAGTATATTGGTGTGTACACTGTTCTTCACACGGGCAAGTTCTCTAAACGCAAATAGCACAGCCAGATCCATCCGCAGCTTCTCGCCTTCTGAAAATGTCATATATCCTCCAAGCTCTCTACCGTTCTGTGTGATTGTCTCTGAGAATGTTTCGTCCAACTTCATCACAATATTAAACTCGAATGACCTGAGATACTTATTGATGATATTGTTCAATATTGGCAGATATTTCTTGATGATCTTAGCCTTGATGCCTGAGTCCTTCAACATCATCTCAACACTACTATAGTGACCTATAGTACGTTTAATGTTAGAGGTGTCCCTGCGAAGATCCTTCAACTCAGCACTCTTTCGCTCAACCTCGACCTTCAGATCCCCATCATCCGCATCAAATGTCTTACTCTCTCGCAGCTTCTTAATGATCTTCAGTATGCCTGATATCTCATGCTCGTTACTCTTCAGGACCGAATGATTTTCTTGGATCTCATCGATCTGTGCGTCCATGACATCTATCATTGTCTCCATCTTACCAACATTATTCTCAAGAGTCGTGATATCTGCTCTATTAGTGTCAATAAAATCCTGTCGAAAGTCGTCTGTGATGTCCTGTGTACATGTCGGACACACATCCCCTGCGTCAGTGATGGTATTGATGAAGTTGGTATGATGTTTGATCTTGTTGCGGGTAGCTGATTGAATCTCTAACATCTTTCGGCGCTTGCCCTCAATGCTCACCATATCACCCAGCACGATATCCCCATTAGCGGCGTTGATCTTCTCAATATCACTCTCAAGTGTTTTGATCTCCTCATCAATCTTCTGGGTAGATACTGAACGCTTTAAGTCATTTGCTTGAATGTGCTTATTATCAGTGTCCACCTCCCGCTCTAGAATTGCGTGCTCCCGTTCCACGTTGGATAAATTGTTGTTGATGGTGTGAATTTTCTCCTTCAAGACAAAGTTCATCAGGGAGAAGATCTCAATATCAAGCAACTGTTCTATCACCTTGCGCCTATCACTGGTAGAAAGCTGCATGAACGGTGTGTAGTTGCCAGACCCCAACACAATGATCTGTCTGAAGCTCTTCTCATTCATACCCAACACACCTTCAAGCCACTCTTGTTGGTCCCTCACAGAAGCATCATGGAGCCGCTCTTTACCATCAATGCTAATGTCAAACTTGTTCGGTTTTATCGCTCTATGGACCACATATTCAACGTCATCAACAGCGAATTCGAGTGTTACCTCTAACCCCTTTCGATTATATCGATTTATCAACTCAGGCACTCGAATCTTTCTGAACGGCTTACCATACAAGGCATATGAAAGAGCGTCCAACATAGTTGACTTACCCTCGCCATTTGTGCCCACAATGATAGACGTGTCCACACACTCAAGATCAACCGTCGTGGGGACATTACCGTATGATAAAATGTTCCTGTATGTCAACCGCTTAAAAATTATCATAATGTAAGTGCTCCATTATATATCTCACCGAGAATATCATTCATTGCCCGCTTATCATCAACACTATGTAGCTCATCATCGAATCTATCAACCCACCCCTTCAAGTATGCCAGTGTATCGATCACCTCAAAGTCATTCAGATCGTCCTCTGTCATAGACACATCAGGCGTAAGCTCCACGATCTTCAAGTCTATGGATGCGTCATTCAACTCCCTCACAGTGATATCAAACAGATCGTAATCGTCCCGACTCTTGACAATCATCTTGACAATCTTATCCTTAGGCACCTCATCAATGCCGTTGTCATACACGACCTGTTGAAATAGTGTATGAGGGTTGTTCACGTACTCATGATCACCAGTGTCTGTATCATACACAACAAATCCTCTAGGATCATCATAGTCCGCCCATGTCATCTCATAAGGTGCGCCTATATAATAGATATGTTCATCATCTGAGCGCGTGTGGAAGTGGCCAGAGAATACTTTAGTGTAGGGATTGAAAATCTCAGTTGGGCGTGACTTATAGTGGGATCTCACCCCCTTATTCATGTAGAAGCCCGCCAAGTCAAAGTGACCTAGACATACGCTGTTGTTTGTGGACTTAATGAAATCCATAATTTCAACATCGTTCTCCTCGTTGATCCAAGGAATGAGGTCAACGCCGAGCCAACTCTCCGGCTTAGTCACCAACACATCATCATCTAGAAAAAGTGTTGGTGAGTTAACCGATAAAGTGTCCCGATATACAGTGTCATGATTACCTAGAACTACCTTAACATTATAAGGCTTCAGACGATCAAACAAGTACTCCCTAGCCTCAGTGACCGCCGCGATGTTTAACGTTTTACGGTTATCGAAGAGATCGCCACCATGTGCTATGTGTTCAATCCCATTATCCTCAAGATATGGAAAGAACACATCATCATAAAATCTCTTAAAATGCTCAGTGTACCTCTCAGAGCCTTTAGAATAACCAATATGTGTATCAGATAGTATAGCAATTTTTGTCATTTATTTATTGTATCACATAACATTTTCATTTGTAAACATAGAGAATCATAGGAGACCATCGTTATTAAGACTCATGGCGTTCCATAGGGTCATGTTCACTGTAAAAACGCGGATCATCAATATCGTGTGTGTCTAGGTGTTGATATAAATTAACGCCCACCTGTGTATCATACATCTTATTCTTGATGGCGGTGTTCTTCTTCTCTTTCTCAATGCGGCGAACAAATGCTTGCCATATGATACGTGAAATGTAAGCATATCCAGGATTCTTCACATTCGTCTTCGATTCATCATATCGATCAAGATATTTAACAAGAGTTTCAATGGCATCCATCTTCATCTCAGTTAACCAACCACCTATAACATATCCAGAGAAATTTGGTCGGTGTGACATCTTCTCAACAGTCATCATAATGGCCTTAGCTAAATCATCAGGGATCACAGGTTTTTCATCGTCGCGGGCCGCAGCGTCCTTACAATCGCTAGAATACTCTCTCAGTCTTTTTGAAAGCCACGCGGGATCAACATAGTACCCACTCTCTTTATCATCTTGTACATCTCTACCCATTTTATCCTATCCTTATTTTTTTCATAGTGTAATCCAGCTTTTCCTGAGCATAATACTTTATACGTGATGTATAGTGACCCAGGCCATAATTCTTCCTCTTCTTCCACTGTAGATCATCCGCGATGTCATATACAACAGCCTTTGTCTTAGTGGTGTGTTTTCTCAGCATACGCCCAACTGCTTGGAGTGTCCGTATGCGTGATTTTGTTGGGTGTGCTAGAATCATAGAGTGAAGCTTCTTAATAGACACACCTGTGCCGATCACGGATATATTACCAACGATGATAGCATCATCATGATCTTCCATCGCCTGGCGTATAACCTCTCGTTCATCACCGTCAACTTCGCCTGATATATAATACACGGGTCGGTCAGGGCACAACTCTTTGATGCGCTCCAGTAGGTCTTTACCGTGTTTAATGAAGTTGAACAGGATGATTGTGTTGCCCTTCTGAAGAGACACCAGCTTACTCAGAAAGAAGTTACGCTTCGGATGAGTCGTCAACCAATCAATCTCTTGCTGATAAGTCAATTTCTTACAATTCTGCTTATCCTCGTCTGGGTAAGAGAGTAGTAGTGACTCGATTCTCATATCCGCGATGTTGCCGTTGTCAATCAACTCACGAGTGGTGATCGTCTTATGGACAGGCCCAAACAACCCCACCAGCTGAAGTTCAGACACTTTAGACTCATCAGCAGACAATGTACCTGTGAGGCCGACCTTATGTGGGCACTCAACAAGTTGATTGAGAATGGAGGAGATCACATTTCCTTTGGCTAAATGACAGTTAGATACAACAACATCATTAACAATATAATTATGATCCGTTTTAATGTGAAGATTGTATGTGTCCTCAACATCATCAATATATTCACAACTTACGACTTTTCTCATATAACACCTTAATTCTCTCAATTGTATCATCATCAAACAAATCAATGTCAATTTCTTCAAATTTATATCTAGTTAAAAATTCTTCATCTGCTTGAATATATACATATCCATGTTCATCACACCAATCCATTAAAGATGTTATTTTACATTGTGTCTTATCATCATTAAACAACCTAGAGGGTTTAACCTCAGCAACAGTTTTATTGTTATGATCAACAAAATCAACGATGTATATATGATAATCATCATTGTACGAGTACTTAATTCTCAATTCCTCATATACAGCATCAGGATTAAAATAATGATAGAGAGCCTCCCAAGATGATCTATATTTTTTACCGTTGTAAGAAGCTTCCCAATGAGTGTTTCTATTATTTGTATTAGGAGTAAACTCCCCATTGAGAATCTTTTTCTTCATCAACACACTCTGCTGCTCTCTATGTTCTTTAGAATAAACCTTACCATACATCGGATTCCCATCACCCATTCGATCCGCTGAAAGTTTTCTAAGTCTAGGATCATTATCTTTATTCAATCCATTACTCCATCCAGTACCAGGAAATTTCTTACCTTTGTTCCAAGGTTCTCTACCTGTCATAGACTTAATCAAATTGTCCCTTTGATTTTTCCAAACATTCACACCACCTACACTAGAACACTCTCTTTTATATTCTTTGATGGCATTCTTAGATATCTCAAGATCATCTGAGTACACATCATCAAAGTACTTCATAAATCGTTCATTTCGCACTCTAGTAAGAAATGTTCTTCTAGATGTCCCATCTAGAAGTATTCCGTTAGTCAGCACAACGCACGTAGAATCATAACACTTCACTTTAACTTCACAATTTCCCAACAAAATATTCATCTCTTGACGTTTAGTCTCATACCATTTCGCATTTTTAGCCATAAACAATCTCATTATTTAATTTACTTATATTTATACAAATGAAACATACACCCTTAGTGATATGACACTATATTATGTGAATGATTTAGATGTTTAGCTTTCACCCACCCCTCATGAGTTAGAAATTTGTGGTTTTCAGTTACTCTAAGAGTATCACCATTATCCATAGTCACCAACATCAATCTATCACTATTAATATTTTTATGCACTCGTTCAACAACATCACTCTTAAATGTGCGGGCATTCTCGTCATAATTGATAACGATGTCGCCTGACTCAATTGTTGATATATCTTTGTATCCTGATTCTGTTAATACTGGCGTGTCACCCGTAAAACACTCGTCAACTAATACAGAACTAAACTGCTCATAATAATCCTCTTCATCGACCTTACCCAATGATTGCCATGTAGCAACGAACAGGCGCCCCTCACCACGCTTTGCCGTGCCGCCCTTGATGATGTGTATGTCTCCCTCAGAGAAGCTGGTGTCCCCCGCTGCGTAGTCTAGGATGTCACTTTTCATCTGATTGACCAGTGACAGATTAGGCACGATCAAGAGAATCTTCTTATCATGTGAATCAAGCCAGTGGCGAATCAATAGATAAATGATGACCGATTTACCGCTC